TATGAGGACATTCAAGACCTCATGAGAAGTGAAAAATTTCGTAGTCAAGAAGGTGGAAAGGAATATCTTCGTATGATGGAGAGACTCCTTGAACTCCAAGAGATGATTTATTTCAGAGCAAAGTATTCTGAAAGTAGTGATGCTAAGGAGTTTGTTGATATGTTAGTAAGGACCCTACCGCTCGTCTCTAGAGAGGGTGAGACGGACGCCAGTCAAGTGTTCAAGCGGATGCGTGAGGAGATCGCTTCCATGAAAAAGTTCGTCGAAGAACCTTGACACCAGCCCCAAGTCCTGGTATTATAGCCAGGTGGTTGGGAAACCCCACAGGCCAAATACGTACACAATACGGAGAACACACATGTCTTTCGCTGCACTCAAGAAAAATTCTGCATCTTCCTTCGATAAACTGACTCAAGAATTGGATAAGATTTCCAACAGTGAGAAATCTGGAGGTGCTGATGATCGTCTCTGGAAACCAGAACTTGATAAGTCTGGTAATGGTTATGCTGTAATTCGTTTCCTTCCCGCACCTGAAGGTGAAGATCTGCCCTGGGCAAAGGTCTTCAGTCACGCCTTCCAAGGACCTGGAGGTTGGTATATTGAAAACTCTTTGACCACTATTAACAAGTCTGATCCCGTTGGTGATTTGAATCGTCAACTTTGGAACAGTGGTCATGACGCTGATAAAGAAGTCGCTCGCAAACAGAAGCGCAAACTGTCTTACTACAGCAACATCTATGTTGTTCGTGATCCTCTCCACCCTGAGAATGAGGGTCGAGTCTGCTTGTTCAAGTATGGTAAGAAAATTCACGACAAGATCATTGCTGCAATGCAACCTGAGTTTGAAGATGAAACTCCTATCAATCCGTTTGATTTCTGGCAAGGTGCAGATTTCAAACTGAAGATCAAGAAGGTTGCAGGTTATTGGAACTATGATTCTTCTGAGTTTGCATCACAAGGAACTCTTGGTAACTTTGATGATTCTCAACTGGAAGCAATCTATGCTAAACAGCATTCTCTGACTGCATTTACTGACCCTTCCAACTTCAAAACTTTTGATGAACTGGAGAAACGTCTTGCTGCAGTGTTGACTGCTAAGTCTCAATCTCCTCGCGTTGATATGGAGACTCAAGAAGACGAAGCAGTCTTTGATACTCCTATGGGTGGTGGATTCAACAGTCCTGACATCACTCCACGCGCTGCTGTACCTGTACCTGTACCAGTTCGTGAAGAACCCGTTCAACCGAAGAGTGGTTCTGACGATGAAGATGATGCACTCAGTTTCTTTGCAAACCTTGCAGAGTTTGATGACTGATACAGAGAAGGGGGTCTTACGACCCCCTTTTTTATACCTCTTCTGATTGTCTGAAACCGTCGTTTGTTATTCTATACTCTGTATCATAAGCGAGTAGAGATTTCAATTCTTCTTCTAGTACATTTAAATACTTTGCTTTTGGTAAATATATTTCTCTCTTCAATTCATTCATTTGATATTCATAATCTCTGTTTGTAACTTTGGTCAAGTTCATCGAAGCAGTTACAGTTCTCTCTGAAGTTTGATCATCTGGATCATACAAATAAGTATAAGACCAATCTGGATTATAATTTGATTTGTTTTGTTGAGTACTGTTCTGAAAAATTTCTATAATAATTCCAGAGTCTAGTATAATTTCTCCATCTGTATTTTTGATTTGAGATGTTTCCCAGTATCGAGGTTTATCAGCAAGACTTCCATATTTACTTTCAATAACCAAGTCTATCTCATTTTGTGCCAAAGGCCATTCATCAGTGGTTGTTATGTTATTCAACAATAGAATTGTCCAATACCATTTAGAATCTTTGTATTGTGTATAAGCAATAGAGTCTGGTGTCTCACCTAACGTAATTGTATATGGTGTTGCAGAAGTATATACTGCATTGAAACTATCTCTAGCTCTTACTCTTCTGAATAAATTTTTTGATAGTTTAAACTTACCAGGTACTTTAAAGTCTGGATAAAGAAAATTTGGTGTTGAGTCGAAAAACATTTTAGTATCCTTGCTGAACTAGATCACCAGTAATGATTTCAGTTTCACCGAATGACATTGTTAGGTTATATGCTACTGGGTATGGTTGATTCTTTGCGTACATGTGAGATGCCCAAACATTATCAGGAGTGTATTGTACTTGAATGTCTTTACATACACATAACTTAAATTTGGGCATTGATTCAATCAATGAACCTTTGTGTCTCCATGAAAGTTGAAACACATTAGGGACAGTTAACCATCTTTCTGTGGAAGTTGCTGCACTCGCATCAACATTCTCATTCCTGGACTCTCCAAATGTATCTGATTTATTTGGTAGTACTGCTGTTCTAAGAGTTTTTATAATATTGTGAATAGATGCTTGTTCTGATTTATTGCGGGGAACTAATTTCCAACTGAAATCAAACTGTCTCATTCCAACCCCACCAAATACTTGTTCTACATATGGGTTTGCAATCTTTCCATTAATGTTTTGAGTGATAGCATTTGGATCAGCTTGTAGTTTTTTCACCATCTCTAACAGTTTTCCAACTGATCCCGCCTTTGCCATTTGTTGAATGCTATCTGTAATTTGACCAGACTCAGCACCATCCATCAGACCTTTAGCGACTTGGGGACCAAATCTTCCCATCACTCCTACCGCTTGATCACTCCACTGGGGATTATCTTTATATGAAATGTCTTCTGGTACTGGTAGAAGTATGCTATTGGATTTAGAAAGAGTTGTCGTTGTTGGTGCAAATCCTAGATTAGTATAGTCTCCATACTGAGGAAGATCTAATAGGTTAAAGTCGGAACCAACTGCAGTTGGAGTTGGTGTTTGTTGTGTTCCGACTTGCGCTGATGCTGTACGTGCAGCTCTAGGTACAAAATTTGATATATCCATCTGCAGATAATCAAAATTATCTGTTAGATTATATGGCCAATAAAGTCCGCCACCATCTGTATTATTGGTGTTATAGGTTTTTGTCGCCATAAATATTTCTATACGATAATCCCATAGCTATATATGAATACTTTGAAGGGTAAATTTATACCAAGAAATACAGCTAAATACAGGGGTGACTATAGGAATATTATTTATAGGTCTTCATGGGAATTAAAGTTCATGAAGTACTGCGACATCAATAAAAACATTCTTGAGTGGGGTAGTGAAGAGATTGTAATCCCATACAGATCTCCAATTGATAATAGAATACATAGATACTTTGTTGACTTTTACATTAAAGTTCGAGATGTCAATGGTAACCTACAAAAGTATTTGATTGAGGTAAAACCAAAGAAACAAACTAAAGAACCAAAGGTTCAGAAGAATGTAACTAAAAGATATATCTATGAAGTTACTGAATATGCCAAGAACAAAGCTAAATGGGAAGCTGCAAAAGAGTTCTGTGAAGATAGAAATTATAAGTTCATGTTAATCACAGAAGACGAACTCAAAGTATGAGTATCTTTCAAGAAATAAAAGAACTAGCAGGTGATGAACCGAGATCTTATTCTTGGTATCGTGACGCTGTTAGAATGCAATTTCAGAGATCAGATTTATATTCTGACATGTCAGAGATGGAAGAAACTATGATTCCATCTGGTGGTGAGTTATATTTGTTTGAGTACAAAGCAACATATGCAAGGAAACTAAAATTTTATGATGAGTTTCCATTGGTTTATGTTATGAATGGTGGTCCTAAATTTTTTGGTGCTAACTTACATTATCTTAGACATCGTTCTAGGATGAATGTAATACTAGGACTTGAAAATGGTAGAGTAAGATTTCCAAAACAATGTTATCACAACTATGTGATTGAGGGATTGGAAACACCGATGTATAAAATAAATAGAGAAGATTATAAAACAGCTATTTTTCTTCCTGTTGAGAATTTTGTTTCCAGAAGAAATGGTATGTACCAACAATACAGTAAATCAGCCGTCTGGGGAGAGACTTCACAATGATTAAGTTAACTAAAGATCTAAGAATGTCCAACTATAGGGACTTCAGTAAAGCGATCAAGGAAAATGGTTTTAGTATTAACAACTTTTATGATATTCAATTTCAAATTAGAGACGGTAGTAAGTTAGCGAAAGAAATTTCTGATCATCCAAATATAGAATGGCCATTTGTTAAGAATGATTTGATGAGATTGTTTGCTGATGAAACTGTTCTTCCTGGATTGCAGATGTCTACAGGAGAATATAGAATTAATAACACACCAACTCTTAAGTATGTTTATGGTGCTGTATTCAGTGAAGTTAATTGTTCTTTTATATCTGATGCAAACTCTCAGATAAGAAATGTTTTTGATATCTGGACTAGATTTATGTACGGATATACTACCAAGAAAGGTGTAAATGATTTACTTCCTGTATTTTCTTCTGTAGACTCAGATAAATTTAGAACAGAATATAGAGATGAGTATGCTGTAGACATGCTTATCGTTAAATATGAGAGACATGCGAGTAGCAATAAGAATAGAGGATTTGAATCTTATAGTTTACAAGACATTATCCCTGGCGTGCCTGGAAGAAGAGGTGATGATCCCAC